CTGGCAGCACGTCATGGCAAGAGTCATGCCGGAGCCTGATGGATCCAAGTCAGCAGAATAGTGCATCAAGCAGATGTATCCGGAAGCAGAGACTGGACTGAGCGTGGAACTGGATCACTACATCGCAGATCTTGAGAGATACAAACAGCTTGATGAACTGATCAAAAAAACTAAGGAAGAACAGGAAGCCATAAAGCAGAAGATACAGGTGGATATGGGAGAAGCAGAGACTGCATACATTGGTCAGTCAACAGTCACCTGGAAGATGCAGAAAGGCAGAAAAACACTCGATAGTAAACGGCTTCAGAAAGAGAAACCGGAGATCTATAAAGGTTATGTCAAGGAAGGAAAACCGTACAGAGTTTTCAGAGTTAAGTAGTGAGGTGAAAACTATGGGAAAAATCAGTAACGCAGTAGAGGCTAAACAGAAACAGCCGAGTATCAAACAGTGGGTAGTGGCAATGGAGCCGCAGATCGCTAAGGCACTGCCATCAGTAATCACGCCTGAGAGATTCAGTCGTATGGTGCTGACAGCCATCAGCACTAATCCTGCACTTGCCGAGTGTACACCGGATTCATTCTGCGCTGCCATGATGAACGCAGCACAGCTTGGACTTGAGCCTAACACACCGCTGGGCCAGGCTTATCTGATTCCATTCAACAACAGAAAAAAGGGATCCAAGGAAGTGCAGTTCCAGATCGGCTACAAAGGTCTTATAGATCTTGCTCACAGGTCCGGAGAGTTCAGAGTCATCTATGCCAAGGAAGTCTACGAGAAGGATGAGTTCGAGTATGAGTTCGGTCTTGAGCCTAAGCTCTACCATAAACCTAACGTGGATGATCTGGACAGGGGAAAGGTGACTTACTACTATGCGGTGTTCACGCTGGTCAATGGCGGATTCGGATTCGATGTGATGAGCACATCAGAAGTGGAGGAATTTGCGAGGAGATACTCACAGAGCTATCAGAAGAGTTCATCGCCCTGGAAGACCAACTTTGACGAGATGGCAAAGAAAACAGTGCTGAAGCGTGCGCTCAAGTATGCACCGATCAAGACAGAATTTGTGAAGCAGATGACAGAGGATGCAACGATCAAGACAGATATATCAGTAGACATGAGTGAAGTCGCAGATGAGACTCCGATAGAGGCTGACTTTGAGGTGAGCGATGATGCCGGCCTTACTGCAGAAGAAGAGGAAAAGAAGCGGATAGCGCAGGAGATGCTTGCTCAGGAGATAGCAGACAGCACAGGTCTTACGGATGAAGAGAAGGCTGCTATAGAGATGCAGGAAGCGGCTGAAGCGGATCAGAAGGAATGATTCATGTGGGTAATTGGCCGAAATGCCCTTACTACTTAGGGGATGGAATCAAGAGAGATTATATCACCTGCGAAGACAGCAGGCATTATCACGACAGTATCGAGGATAAGGATAAGTATCTGGAAGAGTATTGCTGTTCAGACCGGTGGCAGTCTTGTGAACATGCCATCGGACTGGATCAGCTGTATGAGAGGACAGAAGATATGGCAGAAGATAAAGCGAGGATAGAGCATCTGATGCATCAGGTCAAGGCACAGGAGAGAGAAGCGGTCAGGATTCGAAAAGAGAATACAAGACTGCAGAAGATCCATGCAGCAGATGAGCATCTGAAAGAAAACCTGCACCTATATGAGATGCAGATAAAAATACTGAGAGCAGATAAGAAGAATCTGATGACACATAATGAGATGCTTACCAAGTGTATCGGATATCTCATGCATCTGCAGGACATGCAGGTGATGGATCTGACATCTATGCATGAGTGGTCTGCGGATCATAACGTATCTTTCGAGGTCAGCAAAGAGAAGATGACAGAGCATAACATGCTGAGTATCGAGATCGAAAACAAGAGAGAAGGGAAGAAGGAAGATGCCAGTGATACTTGATATTGATGATCTGCCGAAGAAGTACAGAGAGCAGATAGAAGAGAAACGAAAACAGCGCTTATCACGCAAGAAAAAGCAAAAAGGTATGAAGCATCCATCAGATGATAAAAATGCGTCTGAAGAGATCTCAAAGCCTTCTGCGAGGTCTAAGTACGGTAACCGCATAACAAAGGTCAACGGTATCAGATTTGACTCTAAGAAAGAAGCTGAAAGATACCTGGAACTGATGAGTATGCAGGATGCCGGTGAGATCACAGAGTTGAGACTGCAGGTGAACTTCACGCTCATCGAAGGCTTTATGAATATCGATGGTGTGAAAATAAGGCCGACAGTCTACAGAGCAGACTTCACCTACAGACAAAAAGATGGAGATATGGTCGGAGAGATGATCATCGAGGATGTGAAGTCGGATGCTACCAGAAAGAATCCTGTGTATAAGCTGAAAAAGAAGTTGATGGAATTGCACGGATATACGATCAGTGAGGTGTAAAGGATGGGAGAAAGAGTAAACAAGATAGAAGCAGGAGACTATATCCTATGCATGGACAATAAGTGCTGCTGGATCATGGAGCACGTATATCCGAAAAATAAAGCACCGTACATAGTGCGTGCTACCGGCTATTTTCCAAGGCTTGAACTACTCTTTGAAGATTTTATCAGGAGAGCAAAGTCTAAGGATACTGGGAGCATAGAAAAGACTATCAAGAACATCATGGATGCGGAGCACGATGCGGAAAAAATGATAAGAGAATACCTGAAGAAAAAGAAAGTGAGGTAGACATGGGAAGCATAGATATGCAGGTCATAGCAAGCCTGATCAACGAAGAGTTCAAATATGGAGTCAAGAAGTACGGACTCCATAATTCGATGCACGAAGCAGAGAGCGTACTCAGAGAAGAGATCTGGGAAGCTACTGACTGCGTGAATGAAGTCATGAGACTGTACTCGAACATGTGGGAACACGGAGTCAGAGAGAATAATATTGAGCGTGCGCTCAAGTATGCCGGTGATATATGCGACACGGCTATAGAAGGTATATGTGAGCTCATCCAGGTGGCTGCTATGGCAGTCAAGTTTGAACAGTCGAAAGATATGTACACGCAGGACGATGAAGAAGATGCAGGAGAGAAAAAATGATTGATACATCCGCAGGCTGGGTCAAGATTTGGAGAAAAATCAGAGACTGGGAATGGTATACGGATGCAAATACATTCAGAGTCTTCTTTCACGTGTTGATCAATGCTAATTACGAGGATAAAAAGTGGCATGGGATATTGATCAGAAGAGGTCAGTATCTTACGAGTGTAAGAAAGTTATCCACAGATCTGAAAATATCCGTCCAACAAACAAGAACTGCATTATCCAACATACAAACAACACACGAAGTAACAATCGAAACAACACACCGGTATACGCTGATAACTGTTGAAAATTACGATAGTTACCAAGTTGATGACAGAGAGGATAACACAGTAAACAACACAGAGGATAACACACAATCCAACACAGCATCAACACACAAAGTAACACAGCTCCAACACAGCATCAACACAGCTCCAACAACAACAGAAGAATATAAGAATACTAAGAATATAAATAATACAAGAAATAAAACTCTTAATATAAATAATAATAATACGCGCGCGCGTGAGGAAGAGCCTGTGGATGATCGAGAGAGCCTTGAGGAATATCGTAAGAGATTCTGGAGAGAACACGGAAGGAGATAGAGATGGCAGCGAGAAAAAAAATACCACTCGAGAATAAACTGCAAGGCAAGGAAGTGGCCAGACTTATTGCTGTAGAACAGGCACTAAAGATCATAGATGCATCCTGCTATGCACAGGCGGATTTCACATCATTCACTTACAAGGAATACCGATACATGAACAAGTACATCGAAAGAGCGATGCTTGATGTAGGTGCGAAGATAAGAGATCTGATCGTTACTGAGATATGCTCGGATGCCGAGGTGATGATGGTATGAGATTCTTTGACTTCTTTGCCGGTATAGGCGGATTCAGATTAGGAATGGAGATGGCAGGTCATACGTGCGTAGGACACTGCGAGATTGATAAGTATGCGGATCTGAGCTACAGAGCTATGCATGATCCGAAAGATAGTGAGGTGTTTTTTGATGATATCAGGGCAGTTGAGCCTGCAGATATGCCAGAATGTGAAATCTACTGTTTCGGATTTCCATGCCAGGCTTTCAGCATTGCTGGACACAGAAGAGGCTTCCAGGATACTCGAGGAACTTTATTCTTTGAGGTCATGCGGCTGGCTCGTGAAAGACAGCCTAAAATATTATTCGCAGAAAATGTTGCAGGACTTCTTAACCATGACGAAGGACGAACATTCGGAACAATCATCACCAGCATGGATGAGCTGGGGTATGATGCGGAATGGCAGGTGCTTAACAGCAAGGACTTTGGAGTGCCCCAGAACAGAGAAAGGGTGTTCATTGTCGGACATCTTAGAGGATCAGGTGGATCAGAAGTATTTCCTATCCCAGACAGCAGTCAAGAGACTTCTCAGCTACAAGGACACGAAGATCCAAACAGAATCTTAAGCAATACGCTGTGTAACACTGCACGTGAAGCACATGGCATATATGTTGCACAGACAGACAGACAGACAGACAGACAGATAACAGCCTTAAAAGTCAATGGCTACCACAAGGACAAGGACCAGGACGTAAAAAAAAACTGATCGAGATCACGTCCGGCAGGCCGCAGGCAGAGAGGATATATGATCCAGCAGGTCTATCTGTTACGCTCAGCGGTGAAGGCGGCGGACTGGGCGCTAAGACAGGACTGTATGCTGTTAAAACTGTCAACACGCAGAAAAGCGATGGCACAGAAACATATCAGCAGGATCGCATCTACGATCCTGAAGGTGTAGCACCGGCACTGATGCGTGGAAAATCTGATCTGAATATTCTCGATAAAGGAAAAGACGATGAAGGTTAAGAACGCAACCAAGATGGGATACTTGGAAGTGACAGAAGGCGGATGCTTTGATCTGGCGTTTCCAGGATCCGACAAAAGACGTGGCAGAGTTATAGGGGGGGGTTACATAACACCTACCCTGGACACGGGATGCCAAGTGGGAGTAGTCATGAGAGATGATATCGATATTGAAAAAATAAGAGTGAGGAAACTGACACCAAGAGAGTGCTTCAGACTGCAGGGGTTTCCAGATGAGTACTTTGACAGGGCTGCTGAAGTATGCTCCGATAGTCAGTTATACAAGCAGGCTGGCAACAGCGTGACAGTGAACGTGATCTATGAGATCGCTAAGAGATTAGAGGCAGGTGAGAAAGATGACAAGTGAGGAAGCAATAAGCGTGTTGAAAGAAACTATAGATCCAAATGTCGATAAGAGTTTTAAGGAGTGGAAAGAATGGGATAAAGAAAAGCATTTACCAGCCGTAAATATGGCAATAGAAGCACTTAAGCAGGAGCCAATACATGGCAAAGGAGAACGAGGAATGAAAAACGAAAATGTACAAGCAATACCGATGGAAGATTGGTTAAGATGTTGCGTGTATCACGATGGCAGACACGGAGAAGTAACTCTACCGTGTGACCGTGTACTTGAAATAGCAGACTACATACAGATGACACGCATAAGTCTAACAGAGGGGTTTATTGGTTTAAGAGGTGATACGGAATGACACGAGAAGAAGCGATAGAATTGCTTGATGATTTGATTGGACTTGTAGAGGATAGCCAAGGAAGAGACTATGATAGAGCGTTACATATGGCCATCGAAGCACTTGAGCGAGAGAAAAAATTCGAAAAAAGTTTCGAAGGAAACTACATTGCTGTATCGGCATACAATTATGGTCTTCAAAGGGGTTATGACAATGGACATAGAGATGCTTCTCAAGAGTTTGCAGAGTTGCTTAAAAAATTAAAAGAAAGGAAAGAGCTATGACAAGAGATGAAGCGATCAGAGAACTGAGCGGATATGAAGGCGTGTTCATTCCGCCATCAAGAGGCAGAGATGAGGCTATAGCTATGGCTATCGAAGCACTGAGAGAAATGGATGGTGAAGAATGATCAAAGCAGACAAAGGGAATGTGGAGATATCTGGAAGCGTTGAGACAGTGGCAGCGGAGATGATTGCGATCCTACATGAGTTCGTTGTGTGGGAAAGACTTCACAGCGAAAAGCCGGCAGTAGAAGTGGAGCAGGCTGCGACAGCACTGTATGAAGCGTGGACACATGAATCGACAAGTTAGGATGGGAGTGATATCAGGTGCTTACTGTGATTGCTATTGTGGCGGTACTGGTCCTGGGCATCAATGCTGTGGGAGCACTGATGATCTGGGGATTAGGTAATATCAAGAACAAGAGAAAGTGAGGAATGGAAATGGCTATGCTACAAAATCCGGAACTGGAGAAGAAACTGTTTGATGCAGATGCTCTGAATGTTGAGGAGATCGAAAGAAAGAATGAGGAACTGGGATACATCACAAGACTCAAGGGAGAGATTATTCAGCTTAAAGGCAGACTGAAGAGACTGCATAAGATCATCGTGCTCAGGGATGCCAATAAACTGGAGTTTGATCCGAAGTGTGCTCTTTATCTCATGCTGAAGCAGGAAGAAGCGATGAGAGAATATCTCAGGATCCTTGAAGTCAGAGCTGCTATTGAAGAGATAGAGATATAATTATCTTGTGTATTATATATTATATTATATATATAAATATATATATCTATCTTAAAGACATTAAGGCTGATTCGTGGATCCGTGATTCATGGTCAGTCTTTTTTTATTTTGGATTCTGTTAGAATCTTTAAGCGATAAGTAAAGGACGTGGAGATCATGGCCAGGAAGGTTGACTGGGAGAAGATCAAAACTGAATATATCACAGGCAACATCAGCTATAGAAAACTGGCAGAGAAATATAAAATTGCGACAGCGACACTGACATCGAGAGCCAAGAAGGAGAAGTGGTATGACGAGAAGTTGAAGTCGAAAGACAGAATAGTCAGGAAGGCGGTACAAAAAGCCGAGAACAGGCAGGCCAACGTATACGCTAAGGAGCTGACACTTCTTAACAAGCTTGAGGAGCACTTGGACAAAGCACTATCAGACGTGGATCAGTTCAATCGTCACATCGTGAGTGAAGGCATCGGAGAAGGTATGTCAGTGACTGAAGAGAGACTTTACAGCAAAGCGGATATGAGAGCGCTGGCAGATGCTGCCAAGACACTGCAGCTTGTGGAGAAGATGAAGAAGAGCATGAACAACATACTGAGTCTTGAACAGCAGGAGCAGATGGCTATAGCACGTGCGAAGCTGGAGCTGGAGCGTAAGAAGGCAGAGATCGCAGAGCATCAGGATACCGAGATCACAGTGAGATTTTCAGACGATGCGCAGGAGTGGAGTGGATAGAGCATGGAACTTGTACTGCCAACACCAAACGAAAAGCAGAAATTGTTTCTCAAGGCCAGAGCAAAGTATGTGGCTTTTGGCGGAGCACGTGGCGGTGGCAAGAGCTGGGCAGTTAGAACTAAAGCGATACTGCTGTGCCAGCGATACCCAGGTATCAAGGTGATGATAGTCAGACGGACGTATCCGGAGTTATCCGAAAACCATATACTGCCGCTTTGTGCGACACTTAAGGTCTACGACAGGAACAAAAGGTTAGCCAGGTACAACGACAGCAAGAAGCATATAGTCTTTCCTAACGGATCCAGGATACTGTTCAGATACTGCGAGAAGGACAAGGATGCTGAGCGCTTTCAGGGAACAGAAGTCGATGTGCTGTTCGTTGATGAGGCTACACATCAGTCAGAGCCGAGGATCAAGAAGCTGTCAGCGTGCGTGCGTGGAGTCAATAACTATCCGAAGCGAGTGTACTACACATGCAATCCAGGCGGTGAAGGTCATGCATGGGTAAAGAGATTGTTCATCGACAGACGATTCAAGGCTGGTGAGAAGCCTGAGGAGTATGAGTTCATCCAAAGCCTTGTGCTGGACAATAAAGCATTGATGGATGCTCAGCCGGAGTACGTGGAACAGCTCAAGAGCCTGCCACCTAAGCTCAGAGATGCGTGGCTGTACGGCAGATGGGATCTCTTTGAGGGGCAGGTGTTTGAGGAGTTCACGGACGATCCTGAGCATTATCAAGACAGATGCTGGACTCATGTGATAGAGCCATTCAAGGTGCCGGACACATGGCGAATATACCGTGGCTTTGACTGGGGATATACAAAGCCGTTCTCAACTGCGTGGTATGCAGTGGATCATGATGGCAGAGTGTATCGGATCAGAGAGTACTACGGCTGTCAGAAGGACATGAGCACTCATGAGAGCATACCTAACGAAGGTCTGAAGATGACAGCAGGTGAAGTCGCAGAAGGCATCAAGCAGATAGAGTCAGCGGATCCCAACCTTAAGGGCAAACAGATCATAGGCATCGCAGATCCAGCGATATTCGATAAGTCTACAGGAGTATCCATAGCAGAAGAGATGGAGAAGCATAGGATCTACTGGGAGCCTGGAGACCATACGAGGATAGCAGGCAAGATGCAGTGCCACTACAGACTTGCATTCGATGAGAATGGAATACCGATGTTCTATGTTTTCAAGGATAATACAGACTTTATCAGGACCATACCAGCATTGATATATGACGAGAAGAAAGTCGAGGACATCAACACGGAACAGGAAGACCATATCTATGATGAATGGCGTTACGTGATGATGGAGAATCCCATAAGCGCAAGGCAGACACTGCCGGAGCAGATGAAACAGCCTGAGTGGGATCCACTCGATTTGTATAAGGACAAAATAAACGAGATGAAAGCTCAGAAGAACTTCTGGGCAACAGTATGAGGAGAGTATGAATCATGGCCAGGAGAAGAAGAGAAGAAGAGCCTATGCCAGATCCTATGGCAAGAGATGCCCAGCTGCTTGAACAGATCGATGAGGAAGAAGAGCAGATACCTGCAGAGCCAGTACCGGAAGACTTAGCCGTACCGGAAGGAGATCAGCTTGATGAGGCTGAGGAGAACGACATTGTGGGAGCTGGATCTCAGCCGGGATACCAGGGCCTGCCAGGTGAGCGGACGTATGCAGATATGCAGAGGTATCCGGGAAGATCAGGTCCTATAGGTGAGGAAGAGATAGCAGAAGCCATCACAGTGCTGAACAAATACAAGGACGGAAAAGCCAGTCTTGAGAACAGAGTAGTTGAGAATGAGATGTGGTGGAAGCAGAGACACTGGGAAGTCATCAAGAAGTCAGCAGGCAAGGCACTGGATCCGGAGCCTTCATCAGCATGGTTGTTCAATTCATTAGCCAATAAGCACGCAGATGCTATGGACAACTATCCAACGGTTTCTGTGCTCCCAAGAGAAAAGTCAGACCAGCCTGCAGCTAAAGTCTTGTCACAGATCATGCCGGTCATCATGGAGCGTAACAACTATGAGCAGACATACTCAGATGCATGGTGGTATAAGCTCAAGACAGGTACAGCGATATACGGAGTCTTCTGGAACAGTAACCTTGAGAATGGACTGGGAGATGTGGATGTGAAGTCTGTGGATATACTGAATCTCTTCTGGGAGCCAGGTATATCTGACATACAGAAGTCGAGAAACATCTTTCATGTAGAGCTCGTGGACAATGACTTGCTGGAACAGCAGTATGAGTTCCTGCATGATAAGTTAGGCGGTAATGCTTTAGAGACTACCAAGTTCATGTACGATGACAACGTGGATACCACAGACAAGACACTTGTCATTGACTGGTATTACAAAGTCAGAGATGAAGGCGGAAGAGAGCTTCTGCACTACTGCAAGTTCGTGGCAGGTGCAGTCATATATGCTTCAGAGAATGATGATGAGTACAAAGACAGAGGCTTCTATGACGATGCCCAGTATCCGTTCGTTGTCGATACACTTTTCCCTGTGGAAGGGTCACCAGCAGGTTTCGGATATATCGATATCATGAAGTCACCGCAGATGCAGATAGACAAGCTGAATCAGATCATACTGAAGAATGCATATCTGGCAGGCAAGAAGAGATGGTTTACCAAGACCGGCATGGGAGTCAATGAGGAAGTATTCGCAGATTGGGATAAGGACTTCATACCTGTTGAAGGCGGATCTCTTGATGAGGAGCATTTAAGAGAAGTGCAGATCAATCCGCTGCCTGGATTCATATCAAACTTCATGCAATTCAAAGTCGATGAACTGAAAGAGACATCAGGAAACCGTGACTTCAACCAAGGCGGTACAGCATCCGGCATCACAGCAGCATCTGCTATAGCAGCACTGCAGGAAGCTGGATCTAAGCTGTCGAGAGATATGATCAAGAACAGCTACCGTGCTAACCAGCGGATATCCACTCTTGTCTTTGAGCGGATCAGACAGTTCTACACGGCAGAGCGGACATTCAGGATCACAGGTGAGGATGGACAGCCGGCATTCGTGGAGTTCGACAATCGTGACATTCAGAATCAGGACGATGTATCACCATACACAGGTGAGACGATAAGCTCAAGAAGGCCGGTATTCGATATCAAGATCACAAGTGAGAAGCAGTCACCGTTCAACAAGACAGCTCAGAACGAGATGATGAAAGAGTTCTATGCAATGGGATTCTTTAATCCGCAGAACGTGGATCAGACACTGCTTGTCATAGATCAGCTTGACTTTGAAGGCAAGGAAGATCTGAGAGAGAAACTGAAGAAGACCGGCACTATGCAGGATAAGCTTGCACAGCTTGGGCCAATAGCACTGCAGATGGCACAGATACTTGATCAGGTGAGCGGTACACCAGGAATGAACGTACAGCAGATATCACAGATCTTAGGCATAGAGTCAGAGCCACAGGTAGCAAGTCAGCCACAGCCACAGGCAGTAGACAATACCAACAGGAGCGGATCTGATGAAGGTGAAGAAGCACAATTCATGCAGAACATCAGATCAAGGGCAACACATGCGGCAGAGCCGGGGAGCAGATAATACATGATCAACATAGATTTTAACAGGAAGAACAAGAACAACAGAACGAGATACAGTCTGGATATCGTAGGTCACGCAGGCTTTAATCCAGGTAACGACATAGTATGTTCAGCATGTTCAATGCTGGCAGAGACATACTTTGTGAGCGTGCTGAAGAACGTGGAGCACATCAGTCAGGCATACAGACATCCCGGAGACTACAAGGTGATGTTTGAAACGGATGCGGATGACAATGTAGCAGACACCATCTACAGCACCATCAGAAACGGATTCAAGATGCTGGCTGACAGATATCCAGATCATGTGCATCTGATGGGGAATTGATGGTCAGTCTTTTTTCTTTTTCGGATGTGATATAGATATATTAAGAACTTAATGACTCGTAGGAAAGACTACAGGAAGGAGCTATGAATGTATATAGCAAATGATCTAAGCCTTGATCTCAGCTTATTTGACGGAGCAGCTGCCGGTGGAGCTGAGGCAGGCGGAGAAGGCAGTAATGAGAGCCTCGCCAGCTCAAAGGCAGAAGGCGGAGCAGGACAGGAAGTCGTGTACGGAAAGTCTGAATCAGCCAACAGTCATCTCGCCAATGACAGCGGTGATAGCACAGCAGACACTGAAGCAAGATTCAATGATCTCATTAAGGGTGAGTTCAAGGAAGTCTACGGCCAGAAGGTCCAGGAAGCAGTTCAAAGGCGCTTCAAAGGACAGCAGGACATGCAGGACAGACTTGACATGGCTAATGATTTTATTGGTCAGCTTGGCAGTATGTATGGTGTTGATGATCCCAGTGATTATGATGCACTGATGGATGCTATCACGAGCGGTGGATCTATTGAAGATGCCGCAGCCGCAGAAGGTCTGACAGTGGATCAGTACAAGCACATCAAACAGCTTGAGGCTGAACAGGCTCAGCGTGAAGCGGCACAAAACAGACTGGAACAACAGCAGAAAGCAGAGGCACAGTACAATGACTGGATCCAGCAGGCAGAAGATCTTAAAGATCTGTATCCGTCATTCGATCTGGAAACAGAGATGAATGCGGAGACAGGCCAGAAGTTTGCTTCACTGCTCCAGCAGGACTTCTCGATGAAGGATGCATATGAGGCGGTACATCTGCAGGAGATAATGCAGAACACAGCACAGCACGCAGCCGAGAGGACCAGGAAGACAGTCACTGATACTATCGCTGCTCAGGGCAGAAGGCCTACTGAAAACGGTCTTACTACCAGAGCTGGAGTTATAGTCAAAGATGATCCATCGAAATGGACTAATGAAGACATTGATGCGGTCATTGCAAGAGTACGAAGGGGAGAAAAGATCGTGCTCTAAGAATGCAAAAGGTACTGCATCACAAATGAAAAGGGAGAGATAAAAAATGATGGAAGAAATCAGACTTGATCTGCGCTTATTCGATGGGAATCCGAACACGCAGACTACACTGCTTGATGCAACAGGTAATGATTTATCACCTGAAATGAAGACTTTTTACGACAAAGTGCTTCTCAAGAATGCAGTGCCAAATCTTATTCACGACCAGTTTGGTCAGAAAAAACCTATACCTAAAGGTGGCGGAAAAGAGATAGAGTTCAGAAGATATACTCCATTCCCGAAGGCTACTACACCTATCACAGAAGGTGTAACACCGGATGGACACGCTCTGGACGTACAGAAGATCACAGCGGAAGTTACACAGTATGGTGATTATGTAACGCTTTCAGACGTTCTGATCCTTACTGCTATCGATGATAACATCGTGGCAGCTACAGAACTACTGGGTAACCAGGCAGGAGAAACTCTTGACTGGGTAACAAGAGAGAAGATGGCAGAGTGTACTAACATACTCCGTGTTGGCGGATATAATGCGGATAACTTGATCACAGCGAATGACAAACTCACAGTCAATGCTATCAAGAAAGGTGTAAGACAGCTCAAGAGAAAGAATGCCAAGAAGATCGACAAATACTATGTTGGCATCGTATGCCCGGATACAGCATATGATCTCATGTGCGATCCCGAGTGGATCTCAGCATCTGAATATGCAGGATCCGGCCAGATCTTTGAAGGCGAGATCGGCAAGATCGCTGGAGTACGTTTCGTTGAAACTACCGAAGCAAAGGTATTCCAAGCAGACGGACTGACAGCAGCAGCAAGGAATCTGACAGTCAGGACCGCAAGCACATCCAGCACTACGCTGGCAGTAGCAGAGGCTATCTCAGCTGACGAGGCCACAGCACTGGCAGGCAGAAAGATTCTGATCGGAACTGATGCGGCAGTGATCGCTTCAGCAACCGCAGGAGCAGCAGGCAGTGCATCACTCACACTGAAGACTGCAGGATCCTATGCTAAGGATGCTGTCATCTATCCAGGCGAAGCAGGTGCAGGCGGAATCGATGTATATGCCACATTTATCATCGGTGCTAATGCATACGGTGTAACTGAAGTCGAAGGTGGCGGACTCCAGCAGTTCACCAAACAGCTTGGATCATCCGGCACGGCAGATCCGCTGAATCAGAGAGCTACAGTCGGCTGGAAGGCACTGAAGACCGCTGAGATCCTGAATGACTTCTTTATGGTAATGATCAAATCTGCTGCCTCTAATGACTGAGGAAGGAGTTAAACATGGCTACAAAGAAAACCAAAGCGGCTGAGACTGAAGAAGTTAAGGCTGAAGTTGAAGAAACAAAGAAAACCTTGACAAGGGAAGATCCTGAGTACTGGGAAGAACTTGTGCCATACAGGGCTATCTATGATGGTAGAACATATAAGCATGATATCTATGTTGGTCTTAATGGCCAGTCGTGGATCATAAAACGTGGTGAGGAAGTTATGATCCCCAGGAAGGTGCTGCAGGTAATCGAAGACTCAGAAGCACAGAAGCAGAAAGCGGCAATGGAAAGAGATGCTTACATCGCTAACATGAATGCACGTGCTAAGGAGATGTAGCTAACGCTTAGACAGTGGGAGTGGATGTGCAGTCTGCTCCCACTTTTTTCAAGGAGAATAAAAATGAATCTGAAAGAAATCAATGTGGCTGTTAATCTTCGAGATAATAACATCCATGTTGTTAGAGGAATAATAAAGAACGATACAGGTAACATCCTTAACCTGAAGCTGATAGATGGTACAGAAGCCTTTGACTTCACAGGATATACAGGCGTGGTTATGAATCTGATGAAACCTGATGGTACGTTCATAGTAGATGGAGAAGGAGAACATCTGCAGGTGGTAGAGCCAGCAGAAGGAAGGCTGTCTCTTAAACTGGATTATGAACAGGCGGTACTTCTTACCGGTATGCACTTTATCACCATAAGCATGTATGCAAGTACAGAGACAGATACCACTACAGGTGATAACGGCATAGTCAAGGTAACTACTGCAAGAATCAATTACTATGTGGATGAGAATATAGATCAGACGGATGACGATGTAGTCAGATCGGAGAACAATTTTCCTATACTGGATCTGCTGATAACACAGTGCAATAACATTTATGATAACGAATACGGCACTAATGGAGTAGGCGGAAGAGTCTCTGCAGAAGCCGCAAGAGTGGCTGCCGAGATAGAAAGACAGACCAATGAAGCCGCCAGGATAACAGCAGAAGCTGCGAGAGCTGATGAGACAGAAGGAATCATATCGAGAGCGGCTGCTTATGAAGCAAGTGCCGCAAACCTGCTGGATCTGATGCAGAGGATAGTCGCAGGTGAGATTGACGATTATACAGATATAGATCCAATAGCACTGAAGCTGGATGTGGGAGCATTAAAAACAGAACTTATGCCTCTTATCAATGGCATGGATGGTGGTGCTACAGGAAGATTGATACAGATCAGAAGAGGCACTGCATCCAATATGCCATCAGCATTATCTGCAGGAGAACTGTATGTATGTACGGATACAGGCAAGGTGTATGTTGGCCTTGATGGATCAACCAATGAATGTATCAATCCGGATATAACACCACCGATAGTCATCTCAGCAGATGCACCGACAGATACTACGCAGTTATGGATAGATACCGGTAATGGCAATGCTATCAAGTTCTATGACGATATAAACGATGAGTGGGTAGGCACAGCTACAGCCACTTATGCATAAGGCGGTGAGAGCATGACTACGATCACTGGAACTACCAGCATGAATCAGAGTCACTATGACTATATCCTGAAAGTATCAACAACAGAAGATAATGCACATGCAAGATACAAGGTGACGGTCACAGCATACATACGGACTATAAGATATAAATTCATATCCTGGATAGATCATGAATGCGTTATAGCGATCAACGGTAAGGCTCATAAGAAGAACTTTAACGGACTGTCATCAGGTGACAACAGGACGGTAGTGGACACGGCACTGTTTACTGTATCTGAGTATATCCCATACTCAGCAGCTAAACAGACAATCAGCATCACTTCTGAAACGGATCTGGTATCATCTGGCGGCTGGGGTCCTGGACACTGCGCTGCTTCTGGATCTGTGAGCATACCACTCAAACTGTCAACGGCAGGATCTCTTAATTTCGTACATTCTTCTGAGAGCAGTATCAAGGCTAAGCTCAGCGGAGTCAGCAAAGCACCGTACCGCAGAACGATCAAGTGGTACAGAAAACTTGCTACGGCTAAAGAATGGACATACGTTGAGACAGACCATATAGCAGCGAATAGAGCAGACAGTGTTGTTACAGTCGCAAGAGGACTGCTGTCTAACAGAGCATATAACATCAAGGCAGTCATAATCCACACAGGATCAGGCACGATAATCACATCCAAGACATGTAACGGCAGGACACAGAAAAGCTCAGGGATGCTTGACTTCATGCCTGGTACTACATATATCCGGGTAACTGCAGGAGCGTTATCACAGACCACAAGACTGAAACGATATATCCAGTGGTATTACAAGAGAGCGAAGAACAAGAAGTACACTTTTTACGGTGAAAGCAAGGAAGGCAAGAGAGCGGTTGCATATTTTGCCAAGACCATAAAGAAACTTGGAGCAGGCGTGAAATATAACGTCAAGGCAGTGCTTAAAGATGGAGCTTCAGGTCAGACTCTTAAAACGATGACAGGAACGACAACTACACTCAAGAAGAGCACGAATCAGTCTGCATCTGCAGCAGCCGCAGGAGCAACGATACCCACAGGAGTCATAGAATATGTTGAGCAGATCATACCTACTACCAATGTCAGGATATACTGGGATGCTCCAGATGATTGTCCTGGAAGCAAATATAGACTGCGATATAAAGTCGGTAACGCAGAAGTGGCAGACACAGGAAAGATAATCGCAACACTGGCCGATCCGCCAGCAGAAGGGTATACAGAGGCATCGCTTGACATTATGGAGAGCGGCAACGGAGAGTATACATTCTGGATAGAAAGCAGTAATAATTCTGACAGGTCAGGCACATGGATACAGTCAGACATGCTGACTGTGAATCTGTACACAACCTTTGAATGGGCAACACCTAAAGTGGCAGGAGAGGCATTTGATCTCACAGCATCTGAGTGGAACTGGCTGAGAGAGTGGATGCAAGGAAAACTGACACTTAACAATCTCGATATAGAATCTTTTGAGATGACAGAGGCTCTGCCGGAAGATCCGGTAGAAAATGAAATGTTCAATCAGATATTGAGAGCTATACAGGCTTGTGTTTCAGATTTCAGCATGAATGAAAAATCTGACGGAGATGCTATAAGCGCTGCGGATCTGGTAGCACTGCGAAACGGAGCTAACAGTTAAGGGAGAAGAGATATGAAACTGATAGAAGCAATAGAGCAGGTGAAAAGGCAGAAGCCAAATTCATACAGCGATGAAGCGTTAGTGGACTGGCTGAATGAACTGGAAGCACAGATGCAGTCGGAAGTTCTGCATACTGATCCTGCGGAGATAATACACTACACATGGCTTGACGATAACGAAGCAGAACTGCTCATACCAAGTCCATATGACAGAGCGTATATATCATACATCTGTGCGAAGATAGACTTCAACAATCAGGAGTGGGCAAGCTATAACAACACCATGATGCAGCATACAAGTGATTATGATGAGTTCAAGAGATGGTGGATGCGTGAGCATAATCCGGTAGCAGATGTAAAGATCAAGAACTACTGGTAAGGGAGTACGAGATGAAATTAGTCGAAGCAATAAATCAGGATTCACCGGCACAGGTCCAGATCATAGAGTTCAAAGGCTATAACAATGATGCGATCATAGATGACGGTGAAATGAGAGACATGATGAATCTGTCATCGGACAAGTATCCTAATCTGTATCAGAGAGCATCCAGGTGCTTGTTTTCTGATGCGTATACGGAAGTTGGAGATACTGAAGACGAAGGAGAGAATATCGATTCAGAAGAATCCGAAACCGAAGAAACATCAGAAGAAGCCGTAGAAACAGAAACCGCAGAGAGCGCTGAGGAAGCAACATTAGCAACAGGTGCTACTAATCTTCTTGCACGTGCAGATGATCTTGCTGTTATAGCTAATGGCGGTTTTTATTATAAAGGTGTCAGGATCATGGATCTCAATGATGAGTATCCGAAAAAGATGGTGGCTATCAACACCAGGATATGCATATGGCCGGATAAAGTATTTTACTTCACCAAAGGCGATCACGCAGGTGAGTGGGGCCAGCTTGGTGCAAAACAGACTTCCAGCGGAAGCGTGGTGGTCAAGAAGAACACCATCGAAGGCAACTTTAATTCAGGAGACAGCGCTCTGTTTGAAGTTACTGCCGCTCAGATCAACAGGTCTACAGATCCAAGAGTAGATATGATAGTCAGAGGATCGGGAAGAGTTCTGGACATCACATATAGAGTTAGAAAAACCAACAGTAATGCAGATTCTATCGCAAGAGCCACAGAAGATGCCCTTGCGGATTTTGCTGTAGGTGATGCCGTGATGCTTACTATTGGCACTAATCCTGTGAGAGCACGTATAGACAGCAAGAAAACAGAGATCTGGTCAGATTCGACATATTACTATCAGCGCAGCACTATCAAGTTCCCTGCAGGTACTTTCGGATCGCTGCACAAATATGTGACTATGGAGTATAACAAAGACAGGGGTTATGCTGCCAAGTTCGGAACATCTAACGGCAGAAGTTATGTAGAGGATACAGGTGTTAATCACTGGGGAGTTGTTTCGAGCGGTTATGCAATGATATGGAACTCACAAACTGTAGCTGCCAATAACCGGGTAGTCGGCAATATATATTCTATATCACCTAATCCAGCAACAGCAGAAGCGATATCTGCTACAGCGACTAAACGGATAACATTCACATCGAACATATTAAAGGCAGGAACAGCAAAAGAACACGTCTACATAGAGCCGCTTCTGATGCAGGAAGTCACAATGGAAAAGCTGGATGCTGTGCAGGGTTTTGTCAAAGGTGATGCTGTTACGATCAAAGGATTTGCTAATGATATCAATGGACACGGTGGAGATGGTATCTCTGCCATCATTCAGGATGTATCGGAAGAAGGGCAGATAACATTTCCAGACAATACCTTTGCAACATTTGATTATGACAATGAAGAACTTTATACATACATAGAATCCGGCAACGTCACATTCACTAACAACAGCGTTACTTTCCCAGCTGATGCAACTTTTTACAGTTCAATAGATATCGGAGATGTGATCAAGATATCCGGCTGCAAAGTGGATGTGAACAACAACAGAGATGTTGTTGTGACAGGAAAACCAAGCACTTCAGAAGGCATCAATAAGTTCACAGTGGCTTCAGGCTCATTTGCTGCGGCAATAGAATATCCTGCTCAGAATGGAAGTATAAAGATCTCCCTGGACGATAAAGACCATTATACAGACACCGGCACTATCGTCATCGAAAGACAGATACCGGATCTGGAGCATGTATGTGAATCGGACAATAGGCTTTTCGGATGTGTAGGCAACACGATCTATGCATCTAAACTTGGTGATCCAACTAACTGGAACTACTTTCAGGGCCTTGCTACTGATTCTTATTCACTTGATGTTGGAACAGATGGTGATTTTACAGGGTGCATACCATATGGCACTCATGTGCTTTTCCTTAAGGAAGATTGCATCCATAAACTCTACGGATCCAAACCATCTAATTATCAGATCATGACAACAGAATGTCACGGTCTGGAGAAAGGATCCGAGAAGTCTATGGCAGTAGTCAATGAAACACTCTTTTATAAGTCAAGACTCGGCATCATGGCATATGGCGGTGGAACACCAAGACTCATTTCATCTGCATTCGGTGCTGCAAGATACAAGAATGCAGTGGCAGGTACAGATAGTCTGAAATACTATGTATCGCTGGAAGATGCAGTGGAAGGCCATGCGATGTTCGTGTATGACGTACAGAGACAGATGTGGCATAAGGAAGATGATCTGAATGTTATTGACTGGGCATATGTAGGCGGATCTGTTGGTCAGCTCGTATACGTCAATGCGGCTGATGGTAATCTGTATACCGTCAAAGGGGATAATCCATTACCGGAAGAAGCAGATATACCGTGGTCAGCGGAGTTCGGAGACTTTGACGAGTATCAGGAGAACAAGAAGATATATTCTAAGCTCAAGATGCGTATACACCTGGAAGACCGTTCTGAGATCACTGTCAAGATCAAATTTGATGACGGAGAATGGGAGACTAATTATCACATGTATGCTGAGATCAGGAGAGCCATAGAACTGCACATCAAGCCGAGAAGATGTGACAAGTTCAGGATCAGGCTGGAAGGCAAAGGCTACAGCACGATAGAATCTCTTACAAGACTGTACAGGGAAGGAAGTGTTCTGTAATGTCGATATTCAGTACCAACCAGGCTTTCCCAGAACAGGAACAGATAAATCTGCTGGTGGATCAGCTCAACAGGTTGTTCAGTGATTATGAGCAGACAGAGAATGGGATCATCTATGTGGGCAATGATGATTCAATGCCGGATGGTTTTTCCATGCAGGTGATGGATGATGAGGATGAGTCTGATGCATCGTATGTGTCGTTCAATGACAATAATGCTGTACTTGGAGTGGATAATGTGCAGAATGCTATTGAGGTGCTTGCTGGCGTGAGCGGAAGCGGCATGCGTATATATCGTGATGCGATCACAGAGAATAGTCGGTGGGATGCAGGAGCAACAATAGTCAAACAGGGAAGAATAGCTATTATAGATTTTTCTGCATCAACAAGCTATAATCCACGCACCTACACCAACATGGGAAGTATCAATAATGAATCTTTATTTCCTCTGGCTATGACACCGATCTTTTCATATAGGACAGATAACACTTATAAGGCAGATGGCACTGTAGCGCTTATCAATACGGATGGCACTATAACTCTGCGAAGAGCAACAAGCCAGGGTGCGGCATTCTTTCTCTATGGATGCTATATTACAGCTAAGTAGGTGAGATCGTGGCTTTATTCACTACTAATGAAAATCTGCCGATACAAGAGCAGATATCGATGCTGCAGGATCAGCTCAATATGGTCATGGGCAGTTATCAGCAAACTAAATCAGGTCTTATATATTACGGTGACGGTAACATGCCTGCTGGCAGTCAGATACAGATCTGTGAGGACGGAAGCAGTGGAGCAGAGCATCTATCATATGATGACAGACAGACGGTACTGAATGCTGACAATGTTCAGAAGGCACTGGAGAAAATAAGTGCGGATACGTCTAACAAGAAGAAGTTCTCAAGTCTTACAGATGCGGCTTCTTATGAAGAGTTGATAGAAGAAGGCTGGATATCTTATGCAGAAGCTGTAGGATCACCATATCCATTAGGCCGGGATGGTGTGATCCATAAAATCAGCATGATAAAGCAAGGCAGAGTTTTAGTGATGGATGTTGGGTTTGAGCCCAATGATACTGTATCAGCAACAGGATTCAGTTACGGCATCTCACAAAACAGGGATTATGGATGGTTGTTCACCATCAACAGAGAAGATCTTTGCCCGGATCGTGCTGTACCAGCGTATATATATGGAAGAGCTGGGGATACAGCATTAGAATACACGGTAAGCAAATCAATAATTGGTATAGATCCGGACGGAAAGGTCAGCGTGAACTATGTGGATGAATATATTGCGGAATACATCGAGTTCAAAGCAATATATGTAACAGCTAAGTAGGTGAGAACGATGAAGATAATACGATTCAAAGACCAGAATGGCAACATACATGAGACAGCGTTCTTCAAAGGCGTGAAAGGCGCAAAGGGAGATCCAGGACCTCCGGGATCTGGGAGCATAACAGGAGATTATGAAGATCTCCTAAACAGGCCGCAGATAGAAGGAGTAACGCTTAGCGGCAACAAGACTTTTGAAGAACTGAATCTTGAGGGTATTGGATTTATCGAGATAGATAGCTTATTCGTTTAATAAGGGAAAGGAGATATATAACGATGGCAAAGAAATATTTAGACAGTAACGGCTTATCACATTTCTGGACAAAGATCAAAGCGTATATCACATCTGTGTTGCCGGTAGCATCCAGCACTACACCGAAAATGGATGGTACGGCCACCACAGGAAGTGAGACTGCATTCGCTAAGGGAGATCACATTCATCCTACAGATACCAGTAGAGCACCGACATCACATGCATCCTCAGGAACTACATACGGCAAAGGCACTAACGGAAACTACGGCCATGTGAAGTTATCAGATGCTACAGCAGGAACAGAAGCCGCTGCAAGTGGTGGTACAGCCGCAACACCTAAGGCAGTCAAGGATGCTCTCGATGCGGCAAAGAGTTATGCGGACGGACTTGACACAGGAGTAAGTGATGTAAAAGTTGATGGTACATCTGTAGTGACAGGCGGTGTTGCTGCAGTTGATCTGAGCGGCAAAGTAGACAAAGTGACAGGCAAGGGCCTATCAACAAATGACTATACCACAGCAGAAAAGACAAAATTATCAGGGATAGCAAGTGGAGCAGAAGTCAATGTTCAGGCTGATTGGAATGCCACTGACAGTGCATCAGATGCCTACATCAAGAACAAGCCAACATTCACAGAGGATGACCACAAGTGGAATGATGTGGAACTTGCTCATGCTGATTTTGCAACCGACATTGGAACAGAGTCAGATTATAGAGGATATGTTCCAGTGATAGGCGGTGTTGTTGGTAATACAAATCCAAGCCTTAATGCTACAACATCAAAGATGTTGAAAATCTCGACTATAGCTGCAGATGTAAATACTATGGTGGCAAGAGATAAAAATGGATATATTTGGGTTAAAACACCAACAAACGGTGACTCCACAGGCAGGGCGGCAACGACTGCCTTTGTTAGTTCGGCAGTCAGTGGAAAAGTAGACTCTTCTTCGGTTGGATCTGCAAATGGTGTTGCTCCTTTGGATGCATCTGGCAAGATTGCATCCACATATCTACCATCATATGTGGATGATGTCATTGAAGCGTATCCACGCTCCGGAGCAACTGAGTTATCTTCATCATGGTTATCAACTTCGAGTGGTGGGAGTGCGTTGACTCCAGAAACAGGCAAGATATACGTGTTAATGGCAGATAGCACAAGTTATGCAACTAATACGCAGTTCAGATGGAGCGGAACAACGTACGTCAAGTTATCAGATGGTGGAGTATCGGAGATCACTACAGCAGAGATAGACACTATTGTTGCATCCTAAGGCGGTGATAGTATGGCAAAGAAATATTTGGATAGTAATGGCTTGTCGCACCTTTGGTCTAAGCTAAAAGCTTACTTCCAGCAGAAATTGGTCAGCGGCACGAACATCAAAACTATCAACAACCAGTCATTGCTGGGATCTGGAAACATCAGCATTTCAGGTGGTAGTGGCGGTGGATCGGGTGATATGGAAAAGGCTGTATACGACACAGATGATGATGGAGTTGTCGATGAGGCAGATAACGCTTTACAGCTGGGCGGAGTTGCAGCAGGGGATTATGCTCAGAGTGCAGGACTGTTCAAGATAACGACAGCGGTAGTATCTGTACCGGCAACAGCGGCACATGCAAGTGTATCAGCATCGAGTCATACTATCACAGCACAACCTGGATATAACGCAGTAGGAATCGTTGGCTATAGTTCAGGAAGCTGGAGAATAAGGCCGACAACCAACTACATCGAAAGCAATACATCGTTATACGCTGGATTCTGTAACGATAGTGCTTCAGCTACATCGCAGGCATATAACGTGACGTTCAGGATCCTCTGGCTCAAGGCAACAGAGGGATGATCACAATAGCAAGACTGGCCGATGATGGTCAGTCTTTTTTTGTTTTTAGATATTGTAGTATGAGACGAAAGGAGGAAAGTCTTATGGCAAGGACAAGAAGCAACGTAAGCAATTCAACATCCAGCAATAACGGATATCAGGAGATCCCAGAATACAAAGCTCCGACATACAAGGAAATGTATGGATCTGAGATCGCAAATCTCGCTGATAAAGTAGCAAATAGACAGGCATTCGATTACGATTACAACCAGGACCAGGCTTATCAGTCACTGGCTAAGACATATGGCAGACTGGGCAACCGAGCACGAGAAGACACTATGGCAGACTATGCCGCAATGACAGGCGGAATGCCATCGAGTGCAGCGGTAACTGCAGGTCTGCAGGCACAGAACGATTATAACCAGCAGTTGACAGACAAGATCCCTGCACTGATGGAAGCAGCATACAGCAGATACAGAGATGATTACGAGATGGATCTGTCTGGCATGCAGGCACTGCAGGGTCTTGAAGATTCAAGATACAGCAGGTTTGCCACTGATCGAGACTACAACAGAGGAGTATATGAATCCAACAGAGATTACAGGTACGGAAAGTACAGAGATACTGTAGCGGATTCACAGTGGCGGCAGGAATTTAACTGGCAGAAAGTGCAGGACAACAGAGCATACCAGCAGTGGAAGGCTGAGTTCAAGCAGTCTAAGTGGAACGATAAGAAGAATCTTGCACTTGAGATCTGGAAAACAAAAGGAAAAGCAACAAGCTTTGTTGCTAATGTTTTAGGTGTTCCAAAAGGAGCAACAACGGAAAGTTACTACTTCAATGATGTATCAGCAAGACAGGCGGCATCAAGGTCAAGTAGTTCTTCAGGGAGTGGTGGTGGGTCAAGATCTGGCGGTGGATCCGGTGGTGGATCTGGCGGCAATGAGTATACAAGGCAAGGCTACTATGATGCCAATAAGGATGGCAAGGTCGATAAGAAGGACAAGAAACTGATCGACAATAAAAACAAGCAAAGAGAGGCATTGGCTGCCGGTAATTTAGGGATGGCAATGTGGAACACAATGGGTGCTCTAACTGGCGTTCCTACTCCTTGGAACATCAAGGGTAAAAAGAAAAGCAAGAAAAAATAATAGAACTGACAGGGAGCTGAGATCCAGCTCCCATTTCATAAGAGGATAGATCATGGCTAAGAAGAAAAAAAAGAATGTATTTGAAAGATTATTTGATATTGCATCAAATAAAAACACGTCCAAAGCAAATACTCTCAATACTATGGCTGACTTTCTCAATACTTTTGTAGCACCGATAGGATCACAGATCAGGAGCGGTATTGAAGATACAGCAAAGGAACACGCCAAGTCTGCGAAAAACAATGGCAGCGATAGAGGATACACATACAAAAAACTTGGCGGCAGAGGCGGATCTCATATAGGCAGAGATGCAGATGAGAGACAGTATAGGTATAAGAGCCTGTACCGCAATAGCTGGGAGCCAAGAGAAAATCCAAGGAATAAATTCGACAGTCGTAATTCGAGGAAAGCACGTACAGGCAATAACGGCTTTGACATGAGCGCTAAATACAAGACCGATGATAAGGGCCTTTTGTCTGTTGATAGTAAAAAAGAGTATGGACTGCAGGAGACTAAGGACTACAAGAAGTACAAAGAGAAGCACAGACCAAGATGGGAGCGTGCAGTCACAGGAGCATTGATGCAGACCGGAGCACAGTATGGAGATACAGTAGGCAGGTTAGCTGATGCTACAAATGAAGATGCTAACATGAGCAGGCAGATGGTAGCTGCTATGAATGCTAATATGGCTAAGAATAAAAAGAAGTATGGCCTTAGTGACAAGGAAGCAAAGAAACGTATGGAAACATCGGAGTACTTTGCCGGTGTTGTCAAAAGATCTGAAGAAGCCAGAAAGCAGAGACAGGAAGCGCTGGGCAAGTTGAATAAGGCAGGAACTAAGAACATAGAAAAAGCAAAGGAAGGTCTTGGAACAGCAGGTCAGTTCCTGATCGATACACTGGCTGCAGGTACACAGTTCGGAGCAGATACTCTTCTGTCAGGTGGAACTGGTGCTTTGAGAATGATAGCAATGGGCGGAAGATCCTATGCCGGTGGAGTCATGGAAGCCAAAGAAGAAGGTGCGGATGAGAACAAGGCAGAACTGTATGGTCTTCTTTCAGCAGCAAGAGAAGTTGGCACAGAAAAGATCTTCAATGTAGGCTACATGAACAAGATCATGGGCAATTCGTTTGCTGGCGGTAAAGCATCAGCATCCCTGGAGAATGCAGCTGCTAAAGTTGCCAACAGGTTTGCCAAGAGCAAGACTGGCAAGACTGCACTATATAACAGCATAATATCATCACAGATGATGCTGACAGAAGGTGCTGAAGAGTTCATCGCAGATGTTATTGATGTGCCTATGAAGAGAGCCACATACAAGGCAGATGCAGAGTTTGATTTGAACGATGCCTTGAGAAGTGGAGCAATCGGATCCATACTTGGCGGATTAGGAATAGGCGGCCAGGTATCACAGGCGAGATCTGATTATAAGACATTAAAAGGGGATGAAGAGTTTAGAAGAACAAATAGAGTCGTTAAGCGAAAAGACAACAGTTCCCCACAGTCTGTCAGATCTAATCCTAAAGGAAGATCCGCTGTGCATGAGATGATCAACACAGGTCTTAAACAGGATCAGAACACAGCATCATACAGGATGGCAAGACAGATACAGGACCAGATAGATACTGGACAAGGAATCATCCCTGGTCAGCTTTCTGCTCTGCAGAATCACCTTGCAACTAATCAGAGAGAGTCACAGGAGAGGATGAATGCAGCCAGAAGGAAAGCTATAGAGACATATGACAGAGATGCTGCAGAAAAGAGAACACGAGATAACTTCAGAACTGCTATATCCAACAGAGAAGCAGATGTACAGGAGTTTATCAACACACGAGAAGCAAGAGGCGGAAACAACTACGTTCAGTCTGAAGAAGCAAAGAAGAACTACAGCATCACACCGGAAGTTGTAGCAGCTAATTCAGAAGCAGGCAGATATATCAGGACCAAAGACAGAGTGCATGCATCGATGCGAAACATCGGAGTCTATGATGAAGATGCACTTAACACTGTCACTAATGTTGTCACAGGATACACAACAGATGCTGGTGATCTTGACATGTTCTCACCAGACGGAAGTGAAGAGAGCATGGCAGCAAGAGCCACATTTACAGCAGTAACAGGCAAGGAACTGCCGGATACCGCAGCAGGCACACAGGAAGTTCTCGATGAGCATATTGGAGAGCAAACATATATGAATGAAGAGAACAATTATGTGGGATCCAAGATGCATGACATGTTCGTTGCAGTGCAGGCTGTGGCTGACGATCTTGGCGATGAAGCCGGTCACACACTGGAGAATCTCATGGTCAATAACAATGTACCGCTGGATGAGGTAGAGCAATTCGCTGATGCGTTCAGACAGAACTATACCGCAGGAGCTTTAGGTTTGAGTTATGAGCGCACTATGGCGGCATCACCATACCTGGAGCAGTACGCTGATTCATCAATGCCTAAGATAGCATATGAGGCAGGCAGTGCAGTACATGAGAATGAAGAGACTGTGCAGGCCATCAAAGAAAAGGAAAGACAGAGAAAAGAGAAGCAGGCTGAGACAAAGAAAAAGACAGCGAAGAAGAAAAGAAAAGGAACATTCACCGACAAGACTAAAGACGATACTATCAGCAAGAAGCAGAAGAAGATCCTCAAGAAACTGGCTGAGGCTATCGGAGTGGATATCGTGCTGGAAGATTCGCTTTCAGAAGGCGGAGTGGAAGCTAACGGATACTACAGCGGTGGAGTGATACATATCTCTGCGACATCGCAGGATCCATATATAACCGTATTTAAGCACGAACTGACACATCACCTACAGAAGACTGCACCTGAAGAGTATAAGGCGCTGAGAGACTTTGTGGTGCGTGAATGGTATAACGGAGATGCAAAAGCAGTGCAGGCGGCTGTGCAGGCCAAGATAGATGCATACAGACGTGAAGGAGCAAAACCGCTGACACCAGATGAGGCTATGGATGAGATCATAGCAGATGCATCAGAAGAGTTCTTCAGAAACGATGAAACCATCAACAAAGTCATCCAGGCTAACAGATCTCTTGGAGAGAAGATACTTGACTGGATCAGGAGCATCATAGCAGACATCAAAGCGCTCATGGCCGAGATGGGAGAAGGGGAGTACAAAGGCAAGGGGAAATTCTTGTCTGATCTTGGCATACTCGAAGAGGCCGAGGAGCTTTGGACAAAGGCACTTGGCAGGAGTGTTGAGAGCGATGTGGAAGTTAGTGGCACAGAGGATACTAAGTTTTTAATTAAGTATGATGACAATGGAAGAGAATATGTGCTTTTAACAGAAAATGTCTTTGATAATAAACCTGAGAACATCAAGGCTGTTGATTATATGGAAGATTATATAAGGGAGTACATAGAAAATCATGCAGAAGAAATATATCCGATAATAGAAAGTGGACAGCCTGTATACCTTGGCGATGATCTCCCCGGTGAATACAAAAGCTCTAAATACACAATAAAACTGGCAAACGGCAGAAGAGATCTTTTGAACGTAAAGAATCAGGCCGCTCAAAACTTTGGAGAAATAATATCAATAGCAAGCAACAGGAAGTGGAAAGGGAATACAAAAGAGAAGCACAGAGTTGATGCCAAGTATGGATTTTACAGATATACAAGCAGAGTAGGACTACCACGTAAAAATGGCAATGTTCACATTTATCAGGTTAAATTGATAATAAGAAATGATGCTGATGGTAAGAAGTATCTGTATGACATTATAGATATAAAAAAAGCAGGAAAGACACACATCTCCATCCAAGATGATGGATATAGGAGCAAAGCTCCCGTGTCCTCTGCTTCTGAAAACAATATACCACAGGAATCCGAGGATAGCAAGAAAAAATTGTCACTGAAGCAGGACGAAGACTACATGAAGGCAGTCAATGCCGGTGACATGAAGACTGCACAGAAGATGGTGGATGAGGCTGCCAAGAAGGCTGGGTATAACTATCATGGGTATCATGGTACAGCATCTGAGTTCAATGTATTCTCTAAAGATACACAAGGCAGAAACTGGTCAGGTGACAGCAGATTAGGAAGAGGTTTCTATTTTGCACATGATGAATATACTGCACAGCGATGGACTGAAGGAACAAGAATCATAGATGCATATCTATCAATGAATAAGCCATTGGATCTGAGAAAAGCGGCACCAAAAGATATGGCCGAAAAGATTAAAGCACATATCAACACTAAGATGGATAACTATGATGAATCTTATCCTATATCCGAAGAAGAGTACAAGAATAACCTGAAGAAGATAGAGGATTCATATATGAAGGATCCAGCATCTTTTATTGACGAGTTCAAGTACGACAAAAACGGTCAGATGACGGATGGGATCAGAGAACTTCTTTCGGAAATGGGATACGATGGAATCATTTCAGAAGATGAGATGGTGGTCTTTGACTCATCCCAGATCAAATCAGCAGATCCTGTCACATACGATGACAAGGGAGAAGTCATACCGCTTTCAGAGAGATTCAATGAGAAGAGCGAAGATATCAGATTCAGCCTGCAGACACCTGTTGAAGAAGCTGGAGATCTTCTTGCGATGCATAACCTAAAGGAATCAGATCTGGCTGGCATTATAGAACTGGGCGGAATGCCGATGCCGTCCATTGCAGTAACCAACCAAGAGCATAGCAACTATGGAGATATAACCTTATTATTTGACAAGAACACTATTGATCCAGCAAGAAAGAACAACAGTGTATTCGGTGGTGATGCCTGGACACCTACATTTCCAGAGATCCAGAAGAAAATCAGCGTAAAGGTGGCTGATAGAATCGACCAGAGACTTAGAGATATTTTAGGTCTTGGAAGAAATGATTACACATTAGGAGATCTCCGGCTACCGTCTCTTGACGATGATAACCTTACAAACACACTCCGATATAACGATCCTTATGAAGCTTTCAAGAATGATGAGGTATTTCAAATAGCATATCTCAAGAATGCTAAGAATTTTGACATAACTGTTCCTACTAAAGAAGGTAGCATACGTGGCTTAGGTAAACAGGAGTTAGAGCTCTTAGATGAAAGACTGCCAGAGATAACCTATGAAGATATTTATGATACCGTAAACCACACTATGGAGTTCGAGCCGGCTGTAAGGCAGGCTCGTAAAGATTATTACGAAAGCAAGGGATCTAATACATTAAAATCACTCACAAAGCATCTGGATAAAGAGATGGGGTACAGCGAGGTAATGTCGAGGCTTGAGGCAACGATCAAATTCAGAAAAGAAGGTGTTCCATCGGTTGTGGATCGAGATGCGTTGGAAGCTAAACTCAATGAAAATGTCGATCAGGAAGGATTCAAAACGTGGATCAATAATCTGTTCGAGGGCATTATAGAAAAAACTGGCATCCGCAACAATAAAGACCTGTTTACACCAGCCGGTAACAGAAGGAGCTGGGAATCTCTGCATGATCCAGTTACTCTGGAAAATGTCGTTAGGAGCATGAGATCAGAACTTGCTGCAGGTGGGAGTGGCTTGTTTGGAAGTAATCCTAAAGGAGCAGCGCAGAAGCGGTATAAGAGTCTTGATGATATAAGAGCCGATAAAGGTAGGTTGCAGACACTTTCGGAAGAGGAGTATAAAGCTCAGTCGGAAGCAGCTGTGGGGAAGATGTCCGAGGTATGTACTGCTATAGCTGAGCATAATCCTGGAAGGTTTAGTAGCGGCTTTGGTGCAGCTTTCGATGTAGGTACGTATGTTGCTGAAGTGCTGAACAGAACAAGAAACCGCAGAACTATTCAGCGGATCTTGGAGAATGAATACAACATATCAACAACCGAAGAGCAGATGGATGATCTCATGGATGCAATAGCATCTATCGCAGAACTGCCAACAGGATATTTTGAAGCGAAGCCACAGAGAGCGGTTGGCCTTGATGAAGTTAAGGCTGCGATAATCCCTGACACAGTATCACAGGAGATCAAAGACAGTCTGAATGACTGGGGAGTGGATTATCTGGAATACAAGGCTGGAAATGAAGAAGATCGCCAGACAAAGGTCAATCAGGCTGCTGACGAGAAAAAAATCCGTTTCAGCATCAAAGATTCAGATGGAAATACTCTTTCTGAAGGCCAGCAGGAATACTTTAGAGACAGCACAGCCAGAGATGCTGAAGGCAATCTTCTTGTACTCTATCACGGTACACCGAAGAAGGGATTTACTGTATTCAAAGACTGGCAGTACTTCTCAGCGAATAAAGATTATGCTACAAATTATGCTGACAGGAATGAAGATAATCTGTACAAGGTATACGCAAATGTGAGAAAACCATTTGACACCAGGATACCAGAATGCAGAGAGATCTTTGAGAATGAGTATATGGGTAATTACAGCAATACACCATTACAGGAAAGCGGACTGCCGGACTGGACAGACGGATATGATCTGACGGAATTTCTTGAAGAGAATGGCTATGATTATGATGCAGTTCTGCTGGATGAAGGTGCTACACCATCAGAGAATGGTGAGGTGCAGGAAAGAGGTATATCATACGTCATCCGAAATTCTGATCAGGTAAAGAATACGGATAATGAGAATCCAACAGGAGATCCGGATATCAGATTTAGCCTGGCAGAAAGAACACAGCAGCAGAAAACAATCGATGCTCTGAACGAGAGATATCCAGAAGTGAGATTCAGTCTGCCGAACATTGAAGACACCGTGGGCAATCAGAACACAGGCGTAGACAGCATCGGCAGACAGTTATCAGAAGGCAAAAAAAAGTTCTTCAAAGATTCATATGGTACAGATGGACAAGGCAATCTTGCGGTTGTTTATCATTCGACAGACAAAGGCGGATTCACTATATTCAATCCGTTGGCGAGTGATGATCACAAGTCGCTGTTCTTCACCAGTAATCTTGAGATGTCACAGTCATATAGCAGACGTGCAAATGTAGGATATATAGATCCGTATGTGGTAGAAGCGCCTCTTGATACATCGCTTGCTATCAATAATGTTGATGATGCAATAGAACTCATGAAGTCAGTGAAAGATGACTTTTATATTTTCAAGATATGGCACGAATTACAAGAAGGTGAGGATCTTGATGAAATAGATGCTGCAGCAAACAGACATATTGGAAACAAGATAGTTGTAGTGTACGGAGAGAACTTAAGAGAATCCGATGATATCGCAGAGATCATAGATGACTATCTGGAAGATTATGATATCGGTGATCCCGGATTTTATATACAGGTCAATGAAATAAACGGAGATGTTGTAGGGAGTGCTAAGACTGCAGAGCAGTTCATAGAGCTTGCACGAAAGATGCAGAGAGAAGCTACAGTAGAGAGACCAAGCACTACACAGCATTATGGTGAATCTGGCACATATGCGTGCTATCTCAATCTAAAGAGTCCTCTGATCATTGACTGCAAAGGCGCTAACTGGGATAGTATCATGGAAGACGGATTCGAGTATCTTGCTGCAGTAAAGATCAAACCTGAGAACATGTATCCGTATGAGGATCCTGAAAAGAATTATAGGGTACAGGAAACAGATGACGGTAGTACTACAGCAATGTCACTTGATGAGATCAGAGAAATATATGGCGATGCATTCGCTGATCAGATCGAGGAGCACGAGTGGGATTACGGCAGGTCGCTTCCCGATAACTGGAGAGAAGTCAGAGATATTGATGGCTTAATCAAATACTTTGAGCAGGATGAAGTAAGAAATGCTGGCGCTTACATCAGAGTAAATGTTGACGGAGAAGATGAGACATATGCGAGTGATGCGGTAGAAGATGACATTTTTGCTCCGTTGAGTCAATATCGTGAGGATCATCCGACAGATCCGGATCCGAAGAGAATAAATGTAGTCTGGGAAGCCAAAGGATTCCGAATCAATAAAACAATGGCTGATGATATATTAGCAGATCTGGAATTTTTCGTTAAAGAAGCGAATAACTATGTGCAGGATAACAATCCGTGGCATGGATTCTACACTCGCTATGGCGAAGCATTTGATCCAGAGGAAGAAGGCTATCCACAAGAAGGCAGCACAAGAGACTGGTGTGAGATCGCATATGACATGGGCTGCGATGGAGTTATTTTCAGAAACCTGCACGATAACGGTGGAATGAGCGGAAGTGGGTACGAAGAAGGCGATGTGTTCGTTGCATTCGATTCAAACCAGGTCAAGTCAGTACAGAATGAGAATCCGACAGAGAACGAGGATATTAGATTCAGCCGTAACACCTGGGAAGAGGAACAGGCTATAAGAAGAGCACTTACTCAGCAGGAGAAGACCATAGACAAACTGCAGGAGAAAGTGGCAGATCTGAGATCTGAGTTCAGAAGGACCAGAGTAGCTACCATCGATGAGAAGGTCATGACTAAGGATCTGAGAGCATTCCTTAAAGACTGGGGATCCGGAGCTGAGATATCAGATGTCCTTGAGAGCGTGAAAGAGATCCATAAGAGTCTGCTCAATAAAGAATCGCCTGACTGGGATCGTGCATATGAAGTTGCGGAAGACACGGCCAAAGACATCATCAACAAAGTATCTATACTGCATGATGAGATGTATAACAGGTACAAAGAACTGAGAGACTACTTGAGAAAAGCAAGACTTCAGTTAACAGAGAAGGAAAGGACAGAGATACCGGACTATAACGATTTTAGAAAATCCAATATGGGCAAGATCAACCTTGTCAATGACGGAAGACCGGTAGATACAGTCTATGCAGATCTTGCTGAAGTGTATCCGGAGTTTTTCAACGAAGACAGTGTGAATACACCAGGAGAGATGGTCATGCAGATGGTGCAGGTGATAGATTCACTGCAACCATATTACGAGACAATGGATGCAGATGCAGAGCAGGATGCTGTGGCTGAAGTTGCTCTTGGACTTATCGAGTTTGCTTACGATCCTAAACTAAGAAAGACTTTCGCTGACAGAGCCGCTGAGAGGCAGAAAGCTGCAGTCGAAAAAGAAAAGGAAAAAGGCAGAAAGAGAAGACAGACCGACAAAGAAAAGTTCAAGGAAAAGATAGCCAAGATCAAGGCGGATCGCAAACAGGCTATAGCTGATCTGAAACTGACTGAGAAACAGAGAAGAGAGAAACTGCTGAAACAGCAGAGACAAAAAGTAAAGGAAGTCAGAGAAAAAGCAAGGCAGCGTGCTACCAGAAGATCCAACATGAACAGCATCAAGAGGAATGCCGAGTATCTGTCACAGGCACTTTTGAAGCCTACAGACACCAAGCATATCCCACAGCAGTACAGAACTGCAGTGGCTACCATGTTGAGCAGTCTTGACTTTGAATCCGTGCATACAGATGCATGGATCAAGAGATACGGACAGCCAAGTGACAGGGTAAGAGGTCTGAGAGAGATGGCTGCTGCATACAGGCAAATCATCAGATCCGGAGAGGATACATACTTAGAAGATCCATACTTTGAGATGCTGGTTGATTCGCTGGCAGAACATGCTCAGGGCATGAGACTTGCTGATATGGATGATGCACTGCTTGCTGACATGGCTACATTAGTGAAAGCAATCAGGCATAACATCAGCAATGCTAACAGAGCATTCAACGAGAATATCAAGGAGACCATCTCAGAACTTGGAAATAAGTCTATCGAGGAACTGGAACAGCACAAGAAGGCTGGAAACTATGGCGGAGTAGTCGGCATCATCAATAAACTGTTCAATGAATCTAATGTTAATCCGGGAGACTTCTTTGAGACTATCGGATCAGATACATTGTTCAGCGTGTATCAGGAAATCCGAAAAGGATTTGATCAGCACGTGCTGAACATGGATGAGGCTAAGGAAAGACTGCAGAGTATAGTGGATAAGAAGCAGGCTGCAGCATGGAGCGAGAAGGCCAAGACTGAGAAGTTTGATTTGTCTAATGGTCAGACCATAGAGATAACACCGGCACAGAAGATGAGCCTGTGGTGCTTAATGAGAAGAGACCAGGCGAGACAGCATATACTTGGCCAGGGCATAGTGCTGGATTCAGTGCTTCATAAGGAACGTAACGTCATCAAGAAGGCACTGTTCGGATCCAAGACGAGACAGCAGGATGGTACTTTGATATCCTTTGAGGATGTGTATCAGATCATTAGCACTGTGACTGACGAACAGAAGAAGGTCTGCAGGGGCATCATGGATCTGATGAATGGTACGTGCAAGCAGTGGGGAAACGAAGCATCCATGAAACTGTATGGGTATGAGAAGTTCAATGAGGAGAACTACTTCCCTATCCAGTCGGCACAGGAGTGGCTTGATTCTAATCCTACAACAGCTGATCAGATACCGAAGATAAAGTCGCAGGGCATGACTAAGGCTATCAATGAGAATGCTAATAATCCTATAGTAGTGGGAGACATCTTCAATGTTGTGACTAAGCATGTCAATGACATGAGTATGTATAATACCCTGGCAGTGCCGCTCACTGACTTTGAGAGGATCTACAATTACAAGCAGAGAAACGAGAATGGCGGACTGACAGGCAAGACAACCAAGAGCACGCTCACTCGTTATGCAGGAGAGAAATCTGTCAAGTATATCAATCAGTGGCTGAAGGATGTGAACAACTATAGAGAGCATGACACTGAAGTTATAGGCAAGATATCTAACCAGCTTCTGGCTAACTACAAGAAGGCAACAATCGGATTCAACCTGCGTGTACTTATACAGCAGCCTACAGCACTGATGAGATCGCTTATCATACTGGATCCAAGAGATGTGGCTAAGGTCATTACGCAGAAGCCTGCGATATCTGTGATCAAGGAGATGCAGGAGCACTCACCACTTGCAAGATGGAAATCTGATGGACATTTCGAGACAGATATATCAAGGTCACTCAGGGATGATCTTCTCGGCAAGAAGTATCTGCTGGACAGAGTTACGATGGATCCTTACGGATTCGCAGATAACCTTGCATGGGCATCCATGTGGAAGGCAGTCAAGAATGAGATCCACAGAACGAGACCGGAGCTTGAGAGAGGATCTGATGAATACTGGCAGGCAGTCAATGAGAGATTCGAGTACGTGATGGACAGAACACAGGTAGTTGACTCAGTGTTCCACAGATCACAGGTTATGCGTAACCAGAACATCATGCTGAAGATGATATCATCATTCATGGCAGAGCCTACTAAGACATTCAACATGCTCAGGACCGAAACCATAAAGGCGGCAAGACAGTGGCAGGCAGGTAACAAGAAAGAAGCAGCTGGGATCTTCAGCAGAGTGGCTGGCATCTTCCTGCTGAATGCCGCTGCTGTATCCGCAGCTGCAGCAGTCATAGATCTGCTCCGTGATGCATGGACCGGAGATGATGACGATGATGACAAGGAACAGAAAAAGTGGGATAAGTTCTTCAAATATCTCAAGAACAACTTTGCCGGTAACGCTAATCCGCTGGCACAGATAGTAGGTGGTAACACGATCTTCAATGCTATAGAAGGATTCGATCAGGAGAACTTGAGCACAAAGGCTATCTCTGATCTGGCTGGACTGATCGACAAGTGGCAGAAGTTCGCAGACGGTGACAGTAAGTTCAGTCTGTTCGGTATGGTGAAACAGACCATAACACCACTTGGACAGCTTATCGGAGTACCGCTGAAGAATGGAGAGAGAGAGTTCGAGTCAGTCTACAGAACGATAGTGGGAGCAACATCCGGCTGGAATGTGGCAGACTACCTGAGAGCGAAGAACTTCAACCTGAATCCTAAGAGCGAGAAGGCAAGGACAGACTTCATGAAGATCTGGCAGAAGGCCATGATCAACGGCAACGAAAAAGAAGCTCAGATCATCAAAGAAGATATGATCAAGGAAGGCATAGCAGATGGAGATGCTTTCGACAAGAAACTGTGGTCATTGTTTGGATCCAACCTGGAAGAAGATCTGCTGAAGGGCAAAGATATAGATAAAACAGTATCTGCTTTGAAGAAGGCTGGAGTCGATGAAGCTGACATCAAAGATAAGATCGCAGACTATCTCAAGAAAAGACTTGATGCTGAGATAAAGTCGAAAGACTATTCTGCAGTGAGAGATACTATCAAGGATCTCAAGGATCAAGGTGTTGAGCAGGACAAGATCAACACTAAGATCAAGAGTGTAGTACGAGAGGATTATCAGTCAGCATTCGATAACGAAGACACATCAGCGATGGACGATCTGGACAAACTGGTCAAGCTTGCTGGTGAGAGTGATGTAAGGCATTACAGGTACAGTTATGCGAGAGCCAAGGCTAAGATGGAAGCATATAATGCATGGCAGAGAGGCGGCAAGGCCGAAGCATATAAGGTGGCATATAAATATCTGAACAAGTATCCTGGTATATATGACAGTGCAGACAGTATGCTGTATGGCATAGAGAGATCAGGAGACAGCACCAAGGCGGACTGGAGACAGGGGATCTACAAAGTCTACACCAGCTGGAAGTGGAGATAAGGTAACGCAAAAAGATGGTCAGTCTTTTTTCTGATCATCTTTTGTTATGCTTAAAAAAAGGAGTTGATAGACATGAAATTTATCCGAGCGAAAAGCATAAGCTATGGCCCGGTAAGACCATATGAAAATGTTGTGGCTATTGTTATACATTTTACAGGGAATGATCACAGAGGAGATACTGCAGTAAATGAGTGTAAGTATTTTGCATCAGGCAATACAAGAGCGGCAGGAGCGCATCTCTTTGCTGATCAGTATGGTGATGCATGTAAATCTGTGCCGCTCTCAAGGCCTGCATGGAGCGTAGGGATATGGTTTACCAGCTATGGCGGTGCAGCTAAGTATTGGGGCAAACTGAATAACTATAATACAGTAAGTATTGAAATGTGTGATTGTGCTTCAAGAGATCCATCAAAGAAGATGGTGAAAAGATTGAAGAAGCTCATTAAGTACATCAGAAAGCACTGTCCTAACGCAACCAAGATAGTCAGACACTGGGATATATGCGGTAAGAGCTGTCCGGGAAGGATGACAGGTGGTCCTGGTACTAAGGGATACGAGCGTTGGCAGAAACTGCTGCGTGATCTCGGAGAACTGCCGGAGCAGAAGACTAAGAAGAAGGCAGTGAAGAAAGCAAAGAAGGCAGCTGCTAAAACTTCTAAGACTTCCAAAACTAACAAGGAGATAGCTAAGGAAGTCATAGCTGGTAAGTGGGGTAATGGAAAGATCCGTAAACAGCGGTTGACTGCCGCAGGCTATGATTATCAGACAATCCAAACCATAGTGAACAAGATGCTGAAGTGAGGTACATGACATGAACTGGGAAATATTAGTAGGCCTTATTGGATTTATTGTATCTATGATAGCGATTGTTACGCCCATCATCAAGCTCAATGTGAACATCTCAAGGTTGAACACAACTATAGAGATGTTCCAGCAGGAGACGGAAGAGAAGCATGACACTCTGAACAATAGAGTCACAAAGCATGGTGAGCAGATCGATGAACTGGAAAAGACATCTGCTAATCATGAGTACAGGATCAGGACGATAGAAGATAAAAAAAGGAAGTGAATATAATGAGCGGTAAAGGAAAAGCGATCATAAGGATAGCGGTACTTATCATCACCTGCCTTAATGCGATACTGACAGCGGCAGGTAAGAATCCTATCCCATTTGATGAGAATGCTTTCACTGAATGCCTGGCCTATATCATCAACGGCATAGCTGCATTCTGGGCATGGTGGAAGAATAATGATATAACATTTGAAGCAGAAGAAGGAACTAAAGTTATGAGATCTCTGAAAGAAGATCACAAGGAAATATAATCATGGTTTCATAGTTTTTACCTCCAAAACTCAAAACATAACCTTTCGGAAAAGCGGCAGTTTTTACTGTCGTTTTTTCTTGACAAAAAGTGCAACAGTAGGTGCAACACTTTAATGTCCACTTTTGTCCACTTTTGTCCATTTTTGCGCCTTGGCACTGGCTGGAAACGAGAAAAATAAAAACCCTGCAACCATTGAAAACAACGGATTCGCAAGGCTTATAATTCATGGCACCCCCGAGATGATTCGAACATCCGACGCACGGTTTAGGAAACCGCACACGAACGTGTATTTTCCAACGATTACAGACAATGGTGCAACAGTAGGTGCAACACATTACTCTGATCCGGAGAGTTTCTTAGCAACCTCTATGATATCTGAATGTGCGAGATTCGTGTATATGTTGGCGGTCAGAGATATATCAGAATGCCCCATAAGTTTTTGAGCGTGTCTGATATCTATACCTTGTCTTGCAAGTTCGGTGCAGTACTCATGTCTCAGACAGTACGGCACAAGATCTGGAGCAAGTGGATAAGGCGGTATCAGCTTGTTTCTATACGTCTTGCATCCGAGTTCAATGTTAAGAGCACGTTTGAATGAGGACCAGAGCCTATCCCTGTTATACCGCCTGGCAGTTATATATTCATCTGCAGGCGTTTTCTTGATAAGTTGGTATAAAGTATCGGGTACAGGAACAAATCTGTCAGAAAGGCTTGTTTTAGTTCCTCTAATGTGGAGCATATGATATCCATCTATTGTCTTCAGGTCCTTTCCCATACAGTTCTCAGCTTCAGCCGGTCTGCAGCCGCAGAATAGCATCAAAAGAAAAAGATAGAATCTTCTTTCGGTGGATCCTACTTTGATGATTATCTCTCTCTCCTGCGGAGTGAGTGCTCTCCGAGTCTGACGTGGTTTAGTTTTTGGTTTGATTAAATTCTCGGTTGGATCTTTGCTGATCAGGCCATTGGCTTTTGCATGTCTGAATATAAATTTAAGTGCTTGATATATCTCGTTGACATGTGTTTTGCTCAGGCCTTCAACAGAGTTCATGATGCTCTGGCAATGAAGTGGTTTGACTTTGCTGAGAGGCATGGATCCTATCTGTGATGTGATATTGTGATCCACTCTGTTTTTATACTTTTTCTTGGTCTCGGCATTCTGATTTGTTTTATAAGTGTCAATGCAAAAAGAGATCCAGTTGGATGTGAGCATGTTGCTACTGACAACTACTTTCCCATCCTGCAGATCTCTGAGTTTCATTGCCTTCTTCTCGCCTATTTCCTGCAAGGTGTTTGCTCTTATGTAATATCGGTGGCCTTCATATGTGAATGTTCTTGTGTATTTGTATTTAGTCATATCATTCTCTATTTTCAGCAATACCATATATAAAATATATAACGCCAATGAATCCTGGGATAGAAATAAGTATACGCACCGTTTTAGATGCATCAAAAGAGTGCATAAAATAGGCACACCAAATCATGCACGATATAATGCCTGCGGATGCGTAAGCGGATCTAATCTTTTTGTTGTCAGTATAGCGAGCTACAATACCTAATGTTACAGTTATAGATATAGTAGCTACGATCAGTATTAAAAAAAGCATGTATTACACATCTCCAATTACATGAACAACTTTACCGATGATGGTTACCGGCAGTGTCTCAACTTCTTCTTTGCTGTAAAAATGCGGCATGTATATATCGGTGTTAGTGCCTACAAGAGTGATGCCTTTTTCGCTTTTCAGAATCTTTTTGCACGTGGCTTCATACCCATTGACTGCAACGATCACAATATCTCCGTTTTCAAATTCTGTCTGTTTGCGTACAACAACCTTGTCACCATCCATAATTCTTGGTGACATCGAGTCTCCGCTGATCCTTAATGCAAAATAATCTGCTCCATCATCTGTGCCGAGATCAAGCTCTCCTATCTTATATTCGAATATTTCGTTAGCTTCTCCGCCTGCAACAGTACCGAGAATAGGAATCCGCCTCTGATCCACATCATCACCATATATGTCAGATTTTCTGACACCGAAATACTTAGCCATCTTTTCGATAGCTCCCATGCGTGGCTCAGCATCTCCTCTTTCCCAGGTGGATACAGCCTTATCAGTTACACCAGCAATCTCTCCAAGTTCTGCTTGTGTTAAGTTTCTGCTTTCTCTAAGTCTTTTAATGTTCTCTTTAGTGCTCATAATATTTCTCCCTGTGACTGAGATTATACAGTTAAATTAGTGTTTTCTCAAGATGAAATATAAAAAAATATAATTAAAATAGAAAAAATGCTTGACACTCTAATTTAATTAGAGTAACATATTCAACGAAGGGAGCTGATCATATGACACACACGACAGAACTTAAGATCGCAAGATTAAGAGCTGGCTATAAGCAGCAAGAAGTTGCAGATCTCATGGGAGTACATGTGCAGACATATAGCAACATGGAAAAGCATCCAGACAGCATGTCGATCAAAGATGCCAAGAGGTTTGCAGAGATCGTTGGAGTATCTGTAGAGAATCTTTTTTTTACCAGCGACTCTAATTAAATTAGAATTTAGTCACTGCAGGCCGGAGCACTCACATAAATAAGTTATTGCAAAAGTATAAATAAAAAATGATTACACCAAAGCATAAGTTGAGAGATTTGTGCGTGCCAACAGTAGTAGTAAGTGTTGAAACTGAGTACAGAGTGCTCCGGCCTGCAGTGAAGAGAGAAGAGAGGAGAAAAAACTATGAAAGGGATCATAAGCATTTCGAGAGAAGTTGAAGCGTTAGAAGGTCTGAGAGACGAGATCTATAACGAAGCGAGACTGCACCGGAGATGGATGGAGAAGTACGACAAGGAAGAAGACAGGGAAAGATGCAAGGCATACATAGATGTGCTGGAACATCTGATCCGAGTGTACGAACAGATGTCAGATCTGTAGGAGATGGAGATGGACAGAAGGCAGATGATAACAGACATGAAGGCGCACTGTAATGGTGCCTCATTCATCACAAAAAAAGAGTTTGCAGGCTACCTTGGGTGCAGTATAAAGACTGCCTGCAGGAAGCTTGAAGGTCTGGATCGATTCAACAACAAGTACTACTTCATCAGGGATGTAGTGGATGAGGTTTTCATGAAAGGGGATACGAGATGAAAGAAGCATTGAAGATAACAGGAGCATTGCTGGTGTTCATAGCAATGCTGTTCATAACCGGTTACGGAGTCTAAGAGGAGAAGAGAGATGGAAAACAAAGATATAAGTCTCATGGAAGAGACCATGCTTCTGAGAATGAAGTACACAGATAGTGTTCACAGGATGTCAAGATCTGAAGCTGCTACCATCGCTGGATCAGACAGAACTGCGAGGAACATAATCGAGAGTCTGCGTAAGCGTGGATACAGGATATGTTCTGAGAGCGGAAGATCAGGTTACTGGATCGCTAAGTCAGATGCTGAGTATAAGAGATTCAAAAAAGAGTATGTCAGCAGAGCAGTGAATATCTTTCAGACAGTGAGAGCTATGGATGCAGGATCAGATCTTGATCAGGTGAGGATGCAGATATGAAGCATGGGAAGAAACCTACACTTGAGCAGAAGAGACTCATGCAGAACTGGAAACTGGATCCTGCCGAGTGGCTGGTCACTAAGAATCTATCCAACAGGTTAGAGCTGGTGAACAAGAACACAGGCAAGAAAAAGATCATAGGGAAATAGGAGAAAGATTATGTATTACGCAGAGAATCCGGCAGATTACGAGATCAGAGATGATGAGTATCCATACTGCACGCAGTGCGGATCTGGAGTAGAAGATGACTTTTACATCATCGATGGAGATGTGTGGTGCAGAGACTGCATCGACAGAGCAGCTATCAACATCTATGACTATCTGCAGGAAAGAGAAGAGGAGAAACTATGAAGACATTAGTCAGCACAAATAACATGGAAAGAGATGTGTGGCTTGAGTGGAGACAGAAAGGCATAGGCGGATCAGAGGCTGGAGCGATCCTTGGACTTAATCCGTGGATGAGCATCATAGACGTGTATAAGGATAAGATCGCAGACTGGCCTGAGGAGAAAGAAGACAGCGATGCGATGAGACTTGGAAGAGACATGGAAGACTACATCGCTCATAGATGGATGGAAGAGACCGGAAAAAAGTGTCAGAGGAAGAATGCCATCCTTCAGCACGATGATCACGAGTGGATGCTGGCCAACATCGACAGGGATGTTATCGGTGAGAATGCAGGGCTTGAGATCAAGACCACATCACCATTCAACAAGGAAGCCTGGGCAGATGGAGCAGTGCCTATATACTACCTTGCTCAATGCCAGCATTACATGGCAGTCACAGGAGCAGACAGATGGTATCTGGCGGTACTGATCTGGCCACACATCGAATACAGAGTGATAGAGAGATCTGAGTCTGACATAGAGGCTATCATCGCTGCCGAAGCTGAGTTCTGGCAGCACGTTATGGCAAGAGTCATGCCGGAGCCTGACGGATCCAAGTCAGCAGAAGA